TCAAAAAGTTATGGCTGAAGGGGGAAACAAAGATTCTTCCAGAATTCATATTGACACGTTAGAGGCGATAAAAGACGATACAAAAGATACGTCTTATGTTAAGGATACTGCGTTGAATTTTTGCAAACAACAGAACCTTAAAAGAGAATTAAAATCAGTACAGAGTATCATTGAAAATGGACAATTTGAAGCTTACAGTAAGATTGAAGAAATCATTAAGAAAGCATTACAAGTAGGAATTTCAAATGATGAAGTTCTTGACGTATTTCATGATATTGACGCTGCGTTGGAGAAGGATTTTAGATTACCAATTCCAACAGGTATTGTAGGTATTGATAACCTTTTAAAAGGTGGGTTAGGAAAAGGTGAATTAGGTGTTGTACTTGCTCCAACTGGTACAGGTAAAACAACCTTATTAACTAAATTTGCGAATACCGCATATAATCTCGGATTGAATGTTGTACAAATTTTCTTTGAGGATAATCCGGGTAACATTAAAAGAAAACACTACACTATTTGGTCCGGTATTGCTCCTGACGAACAACCTGAACACGCGGAAGAAGTGAAGGAAAAAGTATTTGAGGCTCAAGCAAGATCAAACGGTAGTATCAATCTTATGAAATTCCCATCAGATAACATTACAATTTCTGATATTAAATCTAAATTGAGAAAAATGGCCGCTGATGGAATCAAAGTTGATTTATTGGTGTTAGATTATGTGGATTGTATCACACCTGAAAGAAGTACAAATGGTGAAGAATGGAAAGGTGAAGGTTCAATCATGAGAAGTTTAGAATCAATGACTGGCGAGTTTAATATGGCGATTTGGACGGCAACACAAGGTAACAGAGAATCAATATCATCTGAAGTTGTAACGGGAGATCAAATGGGAGGTTCAATTAAAAAGGCACAAATTGCCCACGTAATACTATCGATTGCCAAATCGTTAGAACAAAAAGACCAAAACTTAGCAACACTTACGTTAGTTAAGTCACGTATTGGTCGTGATGGTGTAGTATTCACTAACTGTAAATTCAACAATGAGTTTTTAGTTATTGATACCGATTCACAAAATACATTATTAGGTCACGAACAAGAAAGAGTTCGTAATAATGTAGATAGAGCAGCTGAAGCTTTCAACAGAAGACAACAAGTAAAACCAAGAGTTTAAAAATTAAAAAAAATTATGACTGAGAGAATCTTACAAGACAATCCTGGACGCTTTGTCCTTTTTCCTATCGAACACCATGACTTATGGAAGTTCTATAAACAATCTGAAGCATCGTTTTGGACGGCTGAAGAAATTGACTTAAGTCAAGATATTAACGATTGGGAAAATAAATTAAATGACGATGAACAACATTTCGTTAAACATGTGTTAGCGTTCTTCGCAGCGTCTGACGGTATCGTAAATGAAAACTTAGCAATGAACTTTGTAAATGAGGTTCAATACACTGAAGCTAAATTCTTTTATGGTTTCCAAATCATGATGGAGAATATCCATAGTGAAACGTATTCATTATTAATTGATACGTTAGTAAAAGACAAAGATGAACAACATAAATTGTTTAACGCAATTGAAACTGTTCCGGCGATTAAGAAGAAAGCGGAATGGGCACTTAAATGGATTAATTCAGAATCATTTGTGGATAGATTATTAGCGTTCGCTGCAGTTGAGGGCATCTTCTTCTCAGGTTCATTCTGTTCTATCTTCTGGTTAAAGAAAAGAGGTTTAATGCCAGGTTTAACTTTCTCAAATGAATTAATTTCTCGTGATGAGGGTGTACACTGTGATTTTGCTTGTCATTTATATAACAACCATATCGAAAACAAAATCTCACAAGAGAGAATTAAAGAAATCATTTGTGGAGCATTAGAGATTGAAAAAGAATTTATTCTTGAAGCATTACCGGTTCGTTTGATTGGTATGAACTCAGATTTAATGTCACAATATCTTGAATTCGTTACAGATAGATTATTGGTGGCGTTAGGTGTACCTAAAGTTTATAATTCTGAAAATCCATTTGATTTCATGCAGAACATCGCTTTACAAGGTAAAACTAATTTCTTTGAGAAAAGAGTTGCTGAATATCAAAAAGCAGGAGTTAATAACGTAGCAACTGAAGATTTAGATTCGGCATTTGGTGATGACATTGATTTTTAAAATATTAATATAAGATGAAAGTAAAAAAAAGAGACGGGTCCCTAGAGGAAATGAGGTATGATAAAATCACGAGAAGAATTAGTGTCTTCTGTAGTGATTTAAATTTAGAATATATTGATCCAACATATGTTACGTTAAAAGTAACACAAGGAATTTACGATGGAATATCGACAACTGAGTTAGATGTTTTAGCCGCAGAGACAGCGGCTGCGATGGTTACAACACATCCTGATTATGCAAAGTTAGCTGGTAGATTAGCGGTATCTAACTTACACAAGACAACACATAAAAAATTCTCACAATGTGTTAAAGAGTTATATTCATTTGTTGAACCTAAGACAGGTAAAGAATCGTCATTAATTGATGATGAAGTTTACAAATTCGTAATCGAAAATAGAGAAAGTTTAGACGGAGCAATTCACCAAGAACGAGATTTAGAATTTGATTATTTTGGTTACAAGACATTAGAACGTTCTTATCTTTTAAAAATTGGAGATAGAGTTGTTGAGAGACCACAATATCTTTATATGAGAGTTGCTGTTGGTATATGTAAAGGTAATTTGGAAATGGCGTTAAGGATATATGATGATTTATCCCAGCACTATTACACACATGCGACCCCAACGCTGTTTAATGCCGGCACAAGAAGACCACAAATGTCATCTTGTTTCTTAATTGGAAATAAAGGTGATGATATTGATGGTTTGTTTGATACAATTAAAGATGTTGCCAAGATTTCTAAATGGGCTGGCGGTATTGGTTTACATGTTCACGATGTTCGTGCTAAAGGTGCTTACATTAAAGGAACAGGGGGTCAATCTGACGGTCTATTACCTATGATGAAAACTTATAATGAAGTTGCTCGTTGGATTAACCAAGGAGGAAAACGTAAAGGTTCATTTGCGGTTTATTTAGAACCATGGCATTCAGATGTGTTTGAATTTATTGATTTAAGAAAGAACCACGGTAAAGAAGAATTACGTGCTAGGGATTTATTCTTAGCAATGTGGACACCTGATTTATTTATGCAACGTGTTGAACAAGATGGTGATTGGACATTGTTCTCACCTGACGAAGCGCCTGGTTTATCGGATGCGTATGATAGTCCCGAAGATAAAGCGTTTACTCGTTTATACGAATCCTACGAACAACAAGGTTTGGGTAGAAAAGTAGTTAAGGCGAGAAAATTGATGGACGCAATTTTAACCGCACAAATTGAAACAGGAACTCCTTACATGTTATATAAGGACCCTGCTAACTACAAATCAAATCAAAAGAATTTAGGAACGATTAAATCATCTAACCTATGTACTGAGATTATTGAATATAGTTCACCAGAAGAACAAGCGGTTTGTAACTTAGCGTCAATTGCGTTACCAAAATATATTGTAGATGGAGAATTTAATCACGACTTATTATACGAATACACATACCAAGTAGTAAAGAACTTGAACAATGTTATTGACTTAAATTATTACCCAACCGAAGAAACAAAACGTTCAAACTTTAAACATAGACCGGTAGGTTTAGGTGTTCAAGGTTTAGCCGATGTATTCTGTAAATTAGGATTACCATTTGAATCTGAAGACGCTGATAAATTACAAACAGATATTTTTGAAACAATTTACTTCGCAGCTATGACATCTTCAAATGACTTAGCGAAAGAGTTCGGACCATATGAATCAATCTCAGGTTCTCCAATTGAAAAAGGTATTTTCCAATTTGAAATGTGGGGTAAAACTGACAAAGATTTATCTGGTCGTTGGGATTGGAAAAAATTGAGAAAGAATGTTGTTAACTATGGTGTTAGAAACTCACTATTAGTTGCTCCAATGCCAACAGCGTCTACCGCACAAATTCTTGGTAATAACGAAGCGTTTGAACCATTCACAACAAACTTATATTCACGTAGAACATTAAGTGGTGAATTTGTGATGATTAACAAACATTTGGTCGCTGATTTATTGAAGTTAGGATTATGGAACGATACGATTAAGAATAAGTTAATTATGGAAAATGGTTCGGTTCAAAACATTCCTGAAATTCCAACTGAAATGAAAGAAGTTTACAAGACGGTTTGGGAAATGTCTCAAAAGAGAGTTTTACAAATGGCGGCAAACAGAAGTGTGTTTATTGACCAATCACAGTCATTGAATTTATTTGTGGATAACGCAACTAAACCTAAGTTATTGGCAGCACACTTATTCGGATGGAAATTAGGTTTGAAAACTGGTATGTATTATCTAAGAACGAGAGCTGCGGTTGATGCGTTGAAAGGTCTAGGGGTTGATACGTCAGTATCAAAACCTGTTGAACAAACACCATCTGTTAATAATGTTGAAGTACCTACGAATAACACATTAATTAGTGAACAAACACCTGAGGTTGTAATGACATCAGAAAGACCAACAGACTCACCATTTGAGTGTGAGGGTTGCGGTTCGTAAAGATAATGGGAGGCTCCCTCAAAGTAACTGTCGTCAAGGCGTACCTTGAGCTTCCATGTTTTGAGAATACAGGGGGTGAATATCAAGACACAATATTAATCCCGACTTCGGTCGGGATTTTTTGTTTATTAATATTTTATATTAGTTTATATTTATAGGTATGGCGGTAACATATGGTATAGATTTTCCATTTAGAGATAGTCCGAAGGGTACTTATCTAAAATTAACAGAGACACCTGAAAGGGAAGTTCGTGCTAATTTGATTCATCTTTTATTAACTAGAAAAGGAAGTAGATATTTTCTACCAGATTTCGGGACTCGTTTATATGAATTTATTTTTGACCAAAATGACATAGTTACATTTAACTTAATCGAGGAAGAGATTCGAGAAGGGGTTAAAAAGTATATACCAAATTTAGATATAAATTCAATCAACATCACATCAGCGGAAGAAGATCCTGATAGAGATAAATTATATTCTCAAGATGAAGATGCTAGATTATTTAGGGTTTCAGATGATTCGACTAGACCATACACCGCAAAAGTTAAAATAGACTATACGGTTAATAACGGAACATTTACTTCTTCCGACTTTGTAATTATAAACATATAAAATGGCAAAAAAAATAACATACGCAACAAGAGATTTTGCGGGTTTAAGGGAAGAACTTGTAAACCTGACTAATGATTATTATCCTGACTTAGTAAAGAATACTAATGACGCATCAATCTTTTCAGTTTTATTAGATTTAAACGCGGCGGTTGCCGATAACTTACACTTTCATATTGATAGAGTGTGGCAAGAAACCATGTTAGATTTTGCCCAACAAAGACAATCATTATTCCATATAGCAAAAACATATGGTTTGAGATTACCGGGTAATAGACCATCAGTAGCGTTATGTGATTTTTCTATAAACGTACCTGTTAGAGGTGATAAGGAAGACGAGAGATATTTGGGTATTCTAAAAGGTGGTGCTCAGGTTTCAGGTGGAGGTCAGGTATTTGAAACGTTAGAGGATATTGATTTCTCAAATCCATTTAATAGTAAAGGTGAACCTAACAGATTAAAAATACCAAATTTCGATGGTAACAATAAAACTATCTCATATACAATTACTAAAAGAGAGGCTGTTGTTAACGGAGTGACTCGTATTTTTAGAAAAGTTATTACTGAGTTTGATCAAAAACCATTCTTAAAGATTTTCTTACCTGAACAAAATGTTTTAGGTGTAGTTTCAGCAATTCATAAAGATGGTACGACATTCGCTGGCAACCCAACCAATGCTGAATTTTCAGACGCGACGAACAAATGGTACGAAGTGAAATCGTTAATGCAGGACAAAGTATTTGTACCTAGTCCAACAGGATCATCAGATAAGGATAACTTCAAAGCAGGAACATATATTAACGTTAATAATAAATTTACAACTGAATATACACCTGAAGGATATTTCTCAATGATTTTTGGTTCGGGTTCAGTTAACCCAATGGATAATCTTGACAACTATATTACAGGTCAATTAAAAGTAAATTTAGCAACATACCTCAATAACCTTTCATTAGGAGCAATACCAAAAAATAACTCTACGTTATTTGTCAAATATCGTATTGGTGGGGGTAAAGATTCGAATTTAGGGGTTAATGTTATTACAAGTATAGATACTGTCGAATTTAATGTAAACGGTCCTATATCAGGAACTAATACACAAGTTGAACAGTCATTAAGAGTAACTAACGTAACACCAGCAGTGGGAGGCGCGGACCAACCAACAATCGAAGAAATAAGAAACATGATTTCTTATAATTTCGCAGCACAAAACAGAGCAGTAACATTAAACGATTACAAATCTTTAATTGAAACAATGCCTTCAACATACGGAGCACCTGCTAAGGTTAACGTAATGGAAGAAAACAATAAAATCAGAATCAAATTATTATCATACGATGAGAAAGGTAATTTGACCGATACTGTTTCTAACACATTGAAAAACAATATTCTTACGTATCTATCTGAATATAGAATGGTAAATGACTATTTGGATATTGTTAGTGGTGAGGTTATTGATTTAGGTTTAGAAGTAGACTTAGTGGTTGATAAAAACGAGAGCCAAAGTGACATCATCAAATCATCAATTGAAGGAATAATTGAATTTTTTAGAATTGAGAAGAGAAAAATGGGTGACCCATTAATGGTTGGACAATTGTCTAAAACAATCGGTAGTATACCGGGTGTTGAAAACGTGGTTGATATTAGAGTTTTTAACAAAATTGGTAACGAATATTCATCGGCACAAGTATCACAATCATACAAAGATACCTTAACAAAAGAGATACTTCAGTCGGATAGTGTGGTGTTTATGAAGAACAATCAAATCTTTCAGATTCGTTTCCCAAATAAAGATATTAAAATAAGGGTTAAAACTCTCGGGTCGACTTCATACTAAGTAAAATTTTCTTTATAATAATAGAAAATCAACTACTTTCTATTTATTAAAGGAATGGTACAGAAACATAGAATCACAACAAATATCGGTAAAGACCAAGTAGTAAAAGTCGAATTAAAACAAGACTTTGATTTACTTGAAATTTTGTCTTTAAAATTTACACAAAAAGAAGTGTATACATCACTTTGCGCCGATTATGGAGTAGTTTGTGGTAGAATTAGTGTCAACGGAGGTTTCGGCATACCAAACGCAAAGGTTTCAATATTTGTACCTTTAACATTGGACGACGAACAAGACCAAGTAATTTCTACACTATATCCTTACAAATCGACCAACACGAAGAACGATGACAATTATCGTTACAACCTTTTACCTAAAAGAAAACAACATTCAGGACACACCCCAACGGGTACGTTTTTCGATCAACAAGACATATTAACCAGAGAAGAATATTTGGAAGTGTATGAGAAGTATTACACATACACAGTTAAAACAAACGATTCGGGTGACTTTATGATTTGGGGTGTACCACTTGGTACACAAGTAGTACATGTGGATTTAGATTTATCTGACATGGGATGTCAATCTTTGGTTCCTTATGATTTAATATATGAAGGTATTTCAGAAGAGAAATTCGAAAATAAATACACATACATGGCATCTGATAATTTGGATGCTTTACCTCAAATTATTTCATTTGATAAAACAGTTGACGTTTATCCTTTTTGGGGTAACGAAGATTTATGTGAAATTGGAATCACGAGAACAGATTTTGATTTAGGTGAAAAGGGTGTAAGATTAGAACCATATGCAGTTATGATGGGTTCTACATTTTCAGACGCGGCTGAAGACTCAATGGGAGTTAACTGTAATGTCGACAACCAACAAGGTGAGAAATGTAAACTTACAACCAAAAAGGGTGACATAGAAGGTATTAGATTTACTGGTGAATATGAAAAGGATACTGACGGTAACCCTAACATGTTAAGACCCATCCTTGAAAAAATACAAATAGATAGTAAGATTGGTGATGACGGTATATTTTTCTTTAGAGTACCTATGAATCTTGGTTATATTACCACAAATGAATTTGGTGATATTGTAGAATCTAAAGATAAAAAAGTAGGTATCCCAACTAAAGGAAATTATAGATTTAGAATCACATTGAATGATGATACGGGAGAAGAGAATAGAAATGTCGCTAAAGTATTAATACCAAATGTTAGAGAATACCATTTAGGTGACACACTTTATTTTGGCGACTATGCTACGATTGATGATAAATCATACTCATTCAGTACAAATATTGATGACTATCCTACTGCAGCATTAGTTGAAATTGCAGGTTTAAGTGATTGGGCTAAATCAAATAATAGAAAAGGAGTACCTCAAGATTATTTTTACCAATTTAGATATGGTAGAGTATACAGTGCGTCACAATTTCTTAATAGGTATGAAAAGGCAAGCAGTTGGGAAAAAGCGTTTAAATTTTTTGTTAGAGACAGAAACGAATCCTTTATTGGAATTAAAGAAATATGGCCAGCTGAAGGAGATTGTTCGAACACAATAAATTATTTTCCTGTAAACGATGCGGTTAGAAATCACAAATTTGGATTTTTCATTACAACAATAATAAACTTTGTTGAATATATCGGTTTAAGAATTAGTTTATTCTTTAAAGAATTAGTTTTATCCGTGTTTGTGGCAATCGCCGAATTATTATCAAGTACAGGTGTGTCGAACAAGGCAGCGGCAAAAATGTTTCAAAGAGCAAAAGAGTACCAATTTAATAATATCATGGTTCTTAGCTTAGTAACATATCCAGATTGTTATGATTGTACTGAAGATGATGCGGCAAATAAAACCACTAGTAGTGTTCCACCTGTGGTTGTTACTACAGTTACCGGAGGAACACCTACAGCAACTAACATCTATTTAGAGGAAAATTATACAGTAGCTCGAGCGGCGGGTACTTGTGACAAATACACATTTACTAATGCGACAGGTGCCGATGTCACAATAAATTATTTAGATTGTGATAATGATTTTAGATCAGTAACAATACCTAATACCGAGAGTCGTTCGGTGAAAGCTAAACCAAATCAATCACAAAGTGGATGGGCAATTACACCGGTAATTGTTACAGATTTCTATACCGGCGCCAATGGGTTTAATGGTGATGACGATTTATACTTTAGGCCAACAGGTGGAGGATTTGCAGGATACGTACCAACACCACCAGCTGGTCAATTAACAAATGATGATGCGGTATTAAGACAAACATATGTTGCGGAAATTGATGTTATTGGAGATGGAACTTTAACTTATTTTACTTTAGGTATTGGACAAGAATATCAAATTATTCGAGATAGTGATTTAGGGGTGTGGAAAATAAAAGGAGCGTACAAACTAATAATCGACACAATATCAACAGCATTTAATACACCATTAGATACTACAGTTGCAGGAACGGCACATGCTAATGATGGATATGTTAAAATTAATAAACTATGGGTTGTTGATAGTGATATAACATCAGATGATACAGTGAGTGTTGAACAAGAAGAAGGTTGTTCAAAATATGACACAATTATTGAAGATGAATTAGGTAGAGGTGGTGACATGAGATTAAAAGGTTTAATTTTTCCATTAACAGGACAAACTATAGGAGGGCCGGTAACAGTATTAAACACGTATGTAGATGTTAAAAATTTCTTTAACACTAGAAGACCCACTCCAGGACCAAGATATACAACATATAAACCATACAATCAGTTAGATTCAAATTACAACACTACAATTATCGGTAGTAACGTAAAGGATTGCGAAGAAAGAGCACCATATAATGTTGGTGCGGTTGCTTCAACATACGCCAAATGGCCGATGGTAGATAATAATAGTTTCGAAAATCAAACTGTTAGATGTATCTATAAAGGTGAATATTACGGTCAAGTTAAGAAAAAAGGTCCTATTGGGTAGAAGAACAACTAACATTAAATGGCACGGTTTCAGGTTGGTCAGAATTTAGAGATGGAGTGTATAGAATTATACCGTCTGCAGGTCGAACGGGAGAATTATTAAACAACTATAGAAGAAGAAAACTTTTTGGTAAAATTATGTGCGGTGGAGTTACATCATACACATTTAGTAATTCATGGTTAAATGGGGCACTCTACTTCTTTCAATTTAAGAAGAGAGGTGAAGATGGATTCTGTCATGATTGTGTTTACAAAAAAGTTGAAACAGATGGTACAGTTAACTATTATTATCGATCAACACCATTTAATGAGAACTACACACATTATGAAAGCCAAGGAAATAATACTGTAACACCATCAGACCCGAATGCAATTGGTTACGACGGTAAATCACCAAATCAAAGATATTTGGAAAAATCAACAGGATTCTATGGAGTGAGAAAATCGTTATCGATAACACTATCAAGAGTGTTTAGTAATGTTACAGGTGGTCTTGTAG